AAGCAAAAGATAAAGCATTACAAGACGAAATAGACGCTTTAAACGAACAATCTAAAATTCTTGCACAAGGTCGTGAAATAGCTAAAGCAAATGACGAAAAAAGAATAGAAGATTTAAAAGCGTTTGGAGAAAAGAAAACAGAAGAATTAAATAATCAATTAGCACAACAAGAAGCTATAAGACAAAAAGAATTAGAAAATGAACAAATTCTTTCTGATGGTAAAAAAGCAATTCAAGAATCTTCATTTGCGGTTGTTGAAAGTGGTCTTGGTTTACTTAAAACTTTGTTTGAAAAAAATAAAGGATTGCAAAAAGCCGCATTGATTGCTGAAAGTGCTATTGGTATTTCTAAAATTGTAATTAACACACAAGCCGCAAACGCTGCAGCAAGATTAAAATATGCTTTAATTCCCGGTGGTGCTGCTTTAGCTGCTGCTGAAATTACTTTAAATAGAATTGGTGCAGGTATTGGTATTGCTACAAATATAGCTGCTACTGCAAAAGGTTTAAGTGCTTTAGGTGGTGGAAGTGCAAAGGGTGGAAGTTCAAGTGGTGGCGATACAGGTGGCGGAAGCGCTCCTACTATGGCTGCTCCAAGTTTCAATGTTGTAGGCAATAGCGGAGTTAATCAAATTGCACAAACTTTAGGCGCTCAACAACCCGTTCAAGCGTATGTAGTTGCTAACAACGTAACAACTCAACAGGCGTTAGACAGAAACATCGTAAGAAACGCAAGTATAGGATAAAAAAACAATTTAATTAAAACTTAATTTTTAAAATAAAACAAATGAATCTAATAGAATTAATTATAGACGACAAAGAAGAAATGCAAGGTGTAGAAGCTATTAGCGTAGTTGAATCACCTGCTATTGAATCCGATTTTGTAGCGTTAAAGTCTGAAGAAATTAAACTTGCTGAAATAAATAAAGAGAAACGTATTTTAATGGGTGCGGTTTTAATTCCTGAAAAGCCAATTTACCGACGTAATGGCGAAGATGAATACTATATATATTTTTCAAAAGATACTGTCGTAAAAGCGTCTCAGTTGTTTTTAAAGAATGGCAATCAAGGCAATTCAACATTAGAGCATTCTAAAGTTATTGAAGGTTTAACAGTTGTAGAATCTTGGATCGTTGAAGATTTAACTAAAGATAAAAGTGCGTTGTATAATTTAAACGTTCCACTTGGTACTTGGATGGCAAGTATAAAAGTTGACAATGACGAAATTTGGAACGACTACGTTAAAACAGGCAAGGTAAAAGGTTTTAGTTTAGAAGGACATTTTGCCGATCAATTAGAAAAGAAAAAAGAATTAAGCAAAGTACTTACTGAAGAAGAAGAATTAATTGAAAAGATAAAAGAAATCATTTTAAAAACTGAATTAGAATCTTATACTGATTATCCTGATGCAGTTAGTAACAATGCAAAAAGAGGAATTGAATTAAACGAAAAAAACGGAAATAAATGCGCTACGCAAGTTGGTAAAGTTAGAGCGCAACAATTAGCAAACAAAGAACCAATTAGCGAAGAAACTATTAAACGTATGTTTTCTTATTTAAGCAGAGCAAAAGAATATTATAATGAAAATGATACTGAAGCTTGTGGTACAATAAGCTATTTATTATGGGGTGGTGATTCTGCCTTAAGTTGGTCTGAAAGAAAATTAGAACAAATTACAAAAGCATAATGAAAAATACTGCATTTAGAGTTCACGTTCAAACTGCTAATCAATCGGAAGTTGACGATGTAAATATCGAACAAGGTGCTATGCTTGTAACCGATGAAGCATTATTTATGGGTTTCAATGGCGAACAAGTTAGAGTATATCCACCTCAATCGGGAAATATGGGTTTAGGTTGGGCAAGATACGATGATACGCAATATACAAGTGCTTCACCTTTTAATTTTACTACAACTGCTTTTACAGTTCCAAATAATAAAGGTTTTGTAATTGACACAAATATAAATTCTGCAATAGATTATTATTCAGGCAATAAATTAAGAGCAGAGTTTAATAACGATGTATATTTAATTACAATAGCATTTAAAGCACAAATAAGCAACGCAAACGGACACGTTGATATTTATCTTGAAGGTGGCAATGGAACGCCTTACGATAGAGTTAGAGATGTTATAACATTCCCAAAAGGAAACAATGTAGAACACACCTACGCAAAAACGTTTCAATACTATGCTGATTCAGACGTAGTAACAAATGGTTTAAGCGTTAAAATGAAACCAAGTCATTCAGGACATATACACGATGTAATATATTTTATTCAAAGAACACAAAACAATAAATACTAATATGAGCAAACAAACTAAAAGCAGAACAAGCCCAACGGGCGGAAACAGAGGTTGTCTATGTGCAGACAGTACCTACAGTAAAGAATGTTGTAATGGTGATTTACAAAATCAAGGAATTGGTTCAACAGTAGGTCAAAACGCAAATTCAACAATTACAAATGTTAACGAGCCAAGAACAATAGTGCGAGTTAGTAACTAATTGTTAAAAATGTAACAAAACTTTATAATATTAATTTTAAAACAAAAATCAAATGTCGAACGTAATTAACCAAATTAAAACCTTATTGGGAATGGAAGTAAAACTTGCTCAAATGGCTTTAGAGAATGGTACTATTATCGAAGCTGAAGTATTTGAAGCAGGTGCAAGTGTTTTCATCGTAAACGAAGAAGATAGAATTGCTTTACCTGTTGGAGAATATAAGTTAGAAGATGGTATGATTTTAATCGTAGCCGAAGAAGGTATTATTGCTGAAATCAAAGAAATGGAAGTACCGGTTGCTGAAGAAGCACCTGCTGAAGTAGAAGTTGAAGTAGAGCAAGAAATGGCCGAAGTAAAAGAACCTAAAAGAGTAATTGAATCAGTTACTAAAGAAATGTTCTTTGCTGAAATCGAATCTTTAAGAAAAGAAATCGAAGAATTAAAATTAGCTAAAGTTGAAGTTAAAGAAGTAGAATTATCTGCTGAGCCTTTAACACACAACCCTGAAGCTACAACTAAAAGAGAATTACATACTTTCTCACAAAATAGAACAAAAACAACTTTTGATTCTGTATTAAACAAAATTTCAAACTTTAAATAATTAAAAAATGGCGACTACAACTTCTATTACAACTACTTATGCAGGTCAGTTTGCAGGGAAATATATTTCTGCTGCTTTATTGTCTGCCTCTACTATCGAAAACGGTGGTATTGAAGTAAAACCAAACATTGCTTTTAAAGAAGTAATTAAAAAATTAGCAACTAACGATTTAGTTAAAGATGCTACTTGTGATTTCGATGCAACTTCTACAGTTACTTTAACTGAAAGAATCATTACTCCTGAGGAATTCCAAATTAACCTACAATTATGTAAAAAAGATTTCCGTTCAGATTGGGAAGCGATTGAAATGGGATATTCTGCATTCGATTCAATGCCACCTTCTTTTCAAGATTTCTTATTAGCGCACGTTGCTGCTAAAGCTGCTCAAAACAACGAAGTATCAATTTGGAGAGGTGCTACTGCTACTGCAGGTCAGTTTGACGGATTTGTTACTTTAGCTACTGCTGATGCAACTGTTATCGACGTAGTTGGTACTACTGTAACTGCTGCTAACGTTATTGCTGAATTAGGAAAAGTAGTTGATGCTATTCCTGCTGCTTTATACGGAAAAGAAGATTTATATATCTATGTATCTCAAAACGTTGCTCGTGCTTACGTTCGTGCTTTAGGTGGTTTTGCTGCTTCAGGTTTAGGTGCTAATGGTACTAACACAATGGGTACACAATGGTTTAACAACGGAAGTTTAACTTTTGACGGAGTTAAAATATTTGTTGCAAACGGATTAGCTAACAACTATATGATGGCTGCTGAAAAATCTAACTTATATTTCGGAACAGGTTTATTATCTGACCATAACGAAGTGAAAGTGATTGATATGGCTGACATCGACGGATCTCAGAATGTAAGAATCGTAATGAGATTTACTGCAGGTGTTCAATACGGAATTGGTTCTGATATCGTTCTTTACACTCCTGCTTAATTTTAAGCAAACTAAACTTCAAGGGGTGGTGAAATAAACGCCACCCTTTTTTTTAATTAACTAATAAAATATATACATATGGCTTGTGATTTATCAAGTGGAAGATTAGAAGTATGTAAAGATTCAGTAGGTGGCTTAAAAGCGGTTTATTTCGTTAATTACGGAGACGCAACAGGTTATACTTACGATGTTACAAATACCGACGTAATCGATGCAGTATTAGGAACTCCAACTGCTTACAAATACGATTTAAAAGGTGCTTCTACATTTACACAAAACGTAAATAGCTCAAGAGAAAACGGAACAACGTTTTACGAGCAAGTATTAGAGTTGACTTTCAAAAAGTTAACAGTTAAAGACCACAAAGAATTGAAATTAATGGCTTACGGGCGTCCACAAGTTATCGTAGAAGATAACAACGGAAATTTCTTCTATGCAGGTTTAGACCACGGAATGGATGTTACAGGTGGTACTATCGTAACCGGTGGTGCTATGGGTGATTTAAGTGGTTACACATTAACGCTAACAGGGCAAGAACAAGTACCTGCTAACTTTATTGGTGACACACTTACTGCTGCAGGATTCACTGTAGTTGTTGGTTCTTAATAATCAACTTTAAATTTAATTAAGGGTAGCTTTTTAGTTACCCTTTTTTTGTTTTAACAATTCAACACATTATTTATTTTTAAATAAAAAGAATGATAATTTTAAAAGAACAAGCAACGGCACAAAATCTTTACGCTACGATTGATGGTTTAGAAGCTGATGCTATTGTTTTAAGAGATGAAGAAGCAAATACAGAAGAAACTATCGGGTGCGTATTTTCGATTGATAAATATTACGCAGTTACTAATTTGGTATTTCCGATAATAGAAAACAAATTCTACAATTTGACTATTTTAAATGGTACTGATGTAGTTTACAGAGACAAAATATTTTGCACAAACCAAATAATTGAAGAATTTAGTATAAACAAAAATGTTTACACGCAAAGAACTTCAGATAACGAATTTATAATTTATGGATAACGTACACATTTTAAGTTTAAGCGCTTATAATTCTCCAACTATAACTGAATCTAAAAACAAAGAGTTCGTTGAATATGGCGTAGATAACAACTATTTTCAATACCTTATTGATAGATTTTTGTACTCAAATACAAATCACGCTATTATAACAGGTGTTGCTAATATGATTTATGGAAAAGGAATCGATGCTACTGATTCAAATCGTAAGCCAAACGAGTATGCACAAATGATGTCTATCTTAAAAAAGGATTGTTTGCGTAAAGTTGCTTTAGAACGTAAATTGCTTGGAATGGCTGCAATGCAGGTTATTTACTTGAATGGTAAAGTTAAATCAGTTGAGCATTTTCCAATGCACACGTTAAGAGCAGAAAAATGTAACGATAAAGGCGAAATTGAAGCGTGGTTTTATCATCACGATTGGTCAAATTACAGAAAAGGTGACGTATTAAAACGCATACCTGCTTTTAAATTTGGTAACGGAAAAGAAGTTGAATTATACGTTATTAAACCATACGTTTCAGGTTATCACTATTATACTCCGATAGATTATTCGGGTGCTTTACCATACGCAACTTTAGAACAAGAAATTTCCGATTACTTGATCAACGATGTAATGAATGGTTTTAGTGGTACAAAAGTAATTAACTTTAACAATAACATACCACCTGAAGAAAAACGTCAAGAAGTAGCAAACGAAGTTAAACGTAAATTAACAGGAAGCAAAGGCGACAAAGTAATTGTATCTTTTAACGCAAGTGCTGAAAATAAAACTACAGTTGACGATATTCCATTAAACGAAGCTCCTGCACATTATCAATATTTATCTACCGAATGTTTTGAAAAATTAATCGTTGGGCATAGAGTTACAAGTCCAATGCTTTTAGGAATTAGAGATACAGGCGGTGGTTTAGGTAACAATGCTGATGAAATAGAAACTGCTACACGTTTATTTGACAATATTGTTATTAGACCTTATCAATTAGAAATCATTGAAGCGTTAGACGAAATACTATCTGTAAACGGAATTGCTTTAAACCTATATTTTAAGACAATACAACCACTTGATTTTATAGATGTAAATACATTAAACGCAGAAACGAAAGAAGAAGAAACAGGCGTTAAAATGAGTAAAGTATGTTGTTCAAGCGACAATACTTTAGACGACGAAGTTGCAAATGATTTAATAGACTTGGGAGAAACACCTAACGAAAATTGGTTATTAATTGACGAAAGCGAAGTTGACTACGATACCGACGATGCCGAAAACGAATTATTGAATAAAGAGCCAAAACAAAGTTTACTATCTAAAATTTATAATTTTGTAAGTACCGGTTCTGCAAGACCAAACGCTAAAAGTGAGCAAGACGAAAACATTGACGGAATTAGATTTATAACTCGTTACGTTTATGCGGGTGAAATTTCTGCTGATAGTAGATTGTTTTGTAAAAAAATGAAAGAAGCTGATAAAATTTATCGTAAAGAAGATATTATTAGAATGTCGGAACAAGCGGTAAATAAAGGTTGGGGACCACGTGGCGCTGACACTTATTCAATATGGTTATACAAAGGCGGTGGTGCTTGTCATCATAGATGGAATAAACAAGTTTACGCAAGTTTTGAAGGTGTAAACATTGATGTTAATTCACCTAAAGCAAGAATAATAGCAGGTGCAAAAGCTGCACAATATGGTTATATAGTTAAAAATGAGGAATTAGTTTCCAAACGACCAATAGATATGCCAAACAAAGGATTTTTACCTAAAAACAATTAGAAAATGGCTTACGCATTATTAATAAGTACTGAGGATGTAAAAAGATTCACTATACTAAATGGAAATTTAGACGTTGATGATTTTATCCAATATATAAAAATAGCACAGGATATAACTATTCAAAACTATTTAGGAACTGATTTATATAACAAGTTTCAAACCTTGATTATAAGCGGTGATATTAGTTTAACTATTAACACAAAGTATAAGAACTTGCTTACTGATTACATTAAACCGATGTTAATTCATTTTGCTATGGTTCAATATTTACCTTTTGCTGCTTATACAATAGCTAATAAAGGAGTATTTAAACATACTGCTGAAAATTCTACAAGTGTAGAGAAAAACGAAATTGATTACTTGGTAGAAAAAGAACGTGATATTGCACAACATTATACACAACGTTTTATAGATTTTATGTGTTTTAACAACGCAACTTTTCCTGAATATAATAGTAACTCTAACGGGGATATGTTCCCTGATACCGACAATTTCTATGGATCTTGGGTGTTGTAAAAAGAAAAGAAAAAAGGTAGGTAGTTATACCAAACCTAAAGAAGAAAACAAAAAGAAGTTAGAATTATTTTTAACAAAAATAGAAAATGGCAAATAATATAGATTGGGGGCAAGGTGTAAATAACAATGATATTTATTGGGGGCAAGGTGCTATCACTAATGATATTAGTTGGGGTAGTGTTTACTCTGTAAGTTGGTCGGGTGAAACTGAAATATTAGGAAACGAAATAGAGGCAGTAATAGATTTCATAGCAAGGGTTGCTGCTGATAGCGGTACGTTTGAGGCGAAACAATGTTTAATTAATATAATAGAAAATATATGAGTTTATTTGATAGTGCTTCACTTTGCGTGACGCCGAACGCGTATAAGGAAGACAAACTTTATTCGATAAAACCTACTGATGGTAGTGGTGATTTGGTAGTAACGAGAGCAACGACTGCAACGAGAGTTAATAGTGCGGGGTTAATTGAATCTGTGCCTTATAACTTAATTAATTATTCTAATACTTTTACGAGTGGAGATTGGAATCCATCTGAGGCAACTGTAACAGGTGGGCAAACAGGATTCGATGGAACTTCAAACGCTTATAAATTACAGGCAACAGGTACACAATGTTATCTTTATCAAGGTAGTTTTAATTTCAATAGACTTCAAAGTGTTTATGCTAAAGCAGGAAATTATACTCAACTTTCGTTTATAGTAGGTGGTTATGGTAATGGGGTACAATTTAATTTAAGTACAGGAACTGTTGCAAATAATACAAATACATCGTTTTTTACTCCTACTATTGAAAGTGTTGGTAATGGTTGGTATCATTGTTCGGTTGCGGTATCGGCTGCATCCTTTCCGAGTTATGGATTTTTAATTGCTCCTGATTTTGTAGGTGGTAGTAATTCTGTTTCGGGAGATTATATTTATATTCAAAATGCACAATTAGTTAAAAATTATTCAGCAAAAGAATACTTCCCTACAACTGATAGATTAAACGTACCTCGTATTGATTACACTAATGGAAGTTGTCCGAGTATATTGGTAGAGCCACAGAGAACTAATATAGCTACTTACTCTGAGTTATTTGATAATGGTAATTGGAATAAAAATAATGTTGCTTTAACCGCTAATAATACTACTTCTCCCGATGGGACTACAACTGCTGATTTAATATCTGCTGACACAAACAATCAAGAGCATAATGTATATAGTAATGTATTTGTAATTACGCCAAATGTAGATTATACATTTTCTTATTTTGTAAAAAAGGGTACAGGTAGATATATTGCAGTAGCTATTTATTATGTAGGTATTACTACAGGTTTTGGTGCTTATGCAACGTATGATTTAAATACAAATACTTTAGTTGCGAGTGGAGCACCGAATGGTACTTTTACAGGAACTAAAATAGAAACTTTTGCTAATGGTTGGGTAAAAATATCTGTAACAGGTAAAGGTAATGCTGTTGGTGCAATAGTAGATATTGATATTAGAAATGCATCTAATTTAATTCCCGGAGTATTTTTTACAGGTGCAAATGAAACGTTTAATATTTGGGGTGCTCAATTAGAATTAGGAAGTTACGCTACTTCATACATTCCTACAGTAGCAAGTGCAGTTACTCGTAATGCTGATGTTATTTCTAAAACAGGAATAAGTAGTTTAATAGGTCAGACTGAGGGGACTGTATTTGTTGATATTGATTTTAATGGAACAGGTTACAGTTCTACAAATGATTTTTTTGTTTATGTAGGTGATGGTGCTAATACTGATGCTATTTACATTGATTATTTTAATAATACTTTTAGATGGGTAGTTTTTAATGGTAGTACACTTGCATTTTATACTGACATTGCAACAACAAACGGTAGGAAAAAACTTGCTTTAGGTTATAAGTCAGGTCAATATGTAGCATATTTAAACGGTAATTTAGTTTTAGCAGATACAAACGCAACAGCACCACCAACAAGTGCTAATTTTTCTATTGCTCAAAATGTTTCAGGTTTTGGAAATATGACAAAAAACATAAAATCTGCTGCACTTTGGAAAACAAGATTAACGAATACTGAGTTAGCAACTTTAACAACTATCTAATGAACATATCAAAATTAAAATACACAGACAAAGAAACTGCAATAGCTGATTTATTAGCAAAGAAAGTTTATGTAGAAGTAGAAAACCTTGACAAAGAAATTATCTTGTCTTACGGGCAAGGTATACAAGCTATTGTAGAGATAGGTTTAATAGTTTTAGAGAACGGAACTTATGATAGTGACTTTAAAGAAATTACTGCACCTGTTTACGCTGATGGTTACCATTACGATGTAATGAGTGAAAACGAAATTGTGTTTGATAATGCTATTGAGGTTAAGAATCCTAAACATACTTTTGCAGGTTATGAAGTTGTTAGCGATTTGATATATCCTTTTGATAAAATAATCAATGAGTAGTAAAGAAAAAATAGATTTATTCCTTAACAAGTGGGTAAGTCGTAAATTAACAGTTTTTGTAGTAGCATCTGCAGGTTTATTCTCAGGTGTTATAACTTCTACTGATTGGGTTATTATTGGAACTTCTTACATTACGATCGAAGGAGTTACAAATATTGTTGAACGTTTAATGAAAGCTAAAAATGTCAATTAACGATTTGAAACTATACGGACTAAATTCACTTGCTATGGCAATTAGCTTTTCTAATGTAGAATCTACGCTAAAAATATTTTTATTGTGTGTGTCTATAATTTATACAATAATGAAAACTATTGAATTGATAAATAAAAAAAATGATGAGAGAGATTAAATACATAGTTATTCATTGCACAGCTTGCCAACCAAATACAAAAAAAGAAGCTATTATAAATTATTGGAAAAATACTTTAAAATGGAAAACTGTAGGTTATCATCGTTTAATTGATGCTAATGGTGTTATTCACGAATTGGCTAAATACGAACAAGTAACAAATGGTGTTAAAGGTTACAACTCTGAATCAATACATTTTAGTTACATTGGTGGAATAGATGAATCAGGTAGACCAAAAGACACACGTACAATTAAACAAAAAGAAAGTTTATTGTATTTAGTTAAACAAGCTAAAAAACAATTTCCTAATGCTATTGTTCAAGGTCATAAAGATTTCAAAAACGTAGCTAAAGCGTGTCCAAGTTTTGATGCTAAAAGCGAATATAAAGACATTTAAGACACTTTTATATGAAAATAGTATATTTACTTATCTTATTAATTTTAACGTCTTGTGGTGTAGTTAAAAAGAGTTCTGAAGAATCAGTTGTAAAGGATAATAGTACAACTGAAATTGATGCAACAAAATACTCTAATAGTTATACGCTTGAACCGGTAGATTTAGACAAACCTATTTTAATAGGAAAAGATACTATTTATAACACAAGGGTTATTTATAATAACACAAAAGAAATAGTTAAAGAAAAACAAGCTAATAATATAGAAATTAAAGAAGAAAAAAAAACTAAAGAAGTAGATTACTCAGAAACTATAAAAATACTTGCTAATCGCTTAATAATAGTTTTAGTTATATTATTTGTTTTATCTGCAGTTTTAAAGAAATTTACTTTTTAAAAATAACTACCCCCTTATACAATTACTTCACTTATTTTGTTTTTGAAAACATTTTTTGTTTTTGGTATTTATTTTTTTTAGTTTTAAATACTTATTTTGTTTTTAAGAACAAGGCAAAGTTACAACTTTTTTTTGACATTTACAAATTAACTTATTGACTACTTTGTTAATAACTAATGCTTATATTTGTATCAATGAAAGTAAAGCGTTCAACTTTAGTAAAGAATTTAGATACTGTATTTTCGCAGTACATACGTTTGCGTTATGCTAAAGATGAAATAGCTGAATGTTATACTTGTGGTAAACAAGATCATTACAAAAAGCAACAAGCAGGTCATTTCGCATCACGTAGGCATTATTCAACACGTTGGAACGAATATAACGTGCAAGTTCAATGTTATGGGTGCAATATCGGAAATCAGGGTTTGCAGTTTGAGTTTGGCAAAAGATTAAATAAAGAATTTGGTAATGATTTTGCAGAACAGTTATTAATTGAATCTAAAAAGACAGTTAAATTATCTGATAATGATTTGCAAGATATGATACAACACTACAAAGATAAATTAAAAGAATTTCTATAAATTACATTATAATTTCTGATTGTTTTCTAATTGTTTGAAGAAGGAGTAGTTTAGCGACTACTCTTTTTTTTTGTTAATGAAATGTTAATGTTTATTTTTGTATTAAAATTCTTTATATATTTGCTTCATAATTAAAAACAATTACAAATGAAAGATTTAATCGACTACCAAAGATTTCAAGTTGAAGCATTACAAAAACGTATTTGCGAACTTGAAACAAAATTAAATGATGTTAAAGCACATATATTTGAATTATGTGACGAAGATTGCCCACAAGAGTACAAAACAATTATTAAACAAAAAACTTACGAATTATGAAAAATTTAACATTAAACGAAAAGCTATCTAAAATTCAAGTAGAATTTAAAGCTAACAAATCAAAGTTTAATTCTTTTGGAAAATATAACTTCCGTTCTGCTGAAGATATTTTAGAAGCGTTAAAACCTTACAACGAAAAATATGGTGTATCTTTTACTATTAACGAAAGTTTAATTTGTGAAAACCCACCTGTATTGAAATCAACTGCAAGTATTATTGACAATAACGGAATTAACGTTATAAAAGCTATTGCAATAGTAGGAGTAGATTTGCAACAAAAAGGAATGCAAGTACCTCAACAATATGGTTCTGCTTCTTCTTATGGTAAAAAATACGCATTAGGTAACTTACTTTTAATTGACGACACGCAAGATGCTGATGCAACTAATACACACGGACGAGATAACGCAAAAAGTGCGACAACTGAAGATGAACAAAAATGGTTAAATGTTAACACACCTGAATTTACAAAAGCTATTGAATATTTAAAAAGCGGTGGAACTATTGAAGTTATCGAAAAAAAGTATAAATTAGCAGCCAAAACAAAACAAGAACTTTTAAAAGTTAAATAAAATGAAAATTTGTTCTAAATGTAAAATAGAAAAATCTTTTGAAAATTTTACAAAAGATAAACATAGACCTGATGGATATAAAATATATTGCAAAAGTTGTGTTAAATCTAATTACAAACCAAAAGAATTGACTATTGAACAAAAGGAACGTAAAAAATTAAGTAATAAATCTTGGAGAGAAAAAAACCAAGATTATGTTAAACTTAAAAAAACAGAATATTATATAAATAATAAAGAACACGTTATAAATAAGTCAAAAGAAAACTACTTAAAAAATAGAGAAAAATACAATGAAACAAAAAAAGCTTATATTCTAAATAAGTTAAAAAATAATAGTGATTTCAAATTTAAAAGTAGTATTAGTAATTTAATAAGATGTTCTTTTTATAGGGCTTGTAATGGCACTTATAAAAAATCAAATAAAACAGAAGAAATTCTTGGATGTAGTATTAATGAATTTTCTTTATATTTGCAAAAACAATTTAAAGATGGTATGACATTTGAAAATTATGGCGAATGGCATCTTGACCATATTTATCCAATTAGTTTAGCAACTACCGAAGAAGAAATTATAAAATTAAATCACTACACAAATTTTCAACCATTATGGGCTTCTGAAAATATTAGAAAAAGTAATAAATTAATTTAATTCCGATTGCAAGGATAAGTGCTACAAAAATTATGAGTTCATTATTAAATTTAAGTATTAGAGTTGACAAATTGCCTCGTGAAAAGTTTGTAATGGGTAAGGATGGTGCTGTATATTTTAACTTTACAGTAGCCATTAACGATGAAGCAAATCAATTTGGGCAAAATGTTTCTGCTTATGATTCACAAACAAAAGAAGAAAGAGATGCAAAGAAAACAAAAGCATATCTTGGAAACGGGAACGTTGTTTGGACTGATGGAAACATTAAAGCAGTAAAAAAAGAAACTGCAACACAACAAGCAGTATTGGTAGATGATAATTTACCATTCTAAATTAATTGGGTAGTGTAAAAGCTACCCTTTTTTACACAAACAATTATGAAAATAGATATATTTAGAAAAAATGCTTTTATTTATAAATTTTATGGTAAAAAATATAAAATTGATGAATATGAAGATAAAAGTGGATTATATATATTAATTAAAAACAAAGAAATTATTTATATAGGTGTTTCTGATTGTTTATCAAGAAGAATAATGACACATAAAAAAGATAAAGATTTTGATGTTATTTGTATTTTACAAGATGAAACAATGTTTTATTCAAAAGAAAAGTTAGAAACAATTCTTATTAATATTTTTTTACCTAAGCATAATAAAAAAGTTCCAAGTATTGTTGGTTATGTTCCATATACTAATAAACTTAAAGAAATTGAAGAAGATGATTATTTAACAAAAGATTTGCTTGAGTTAACAGAATCAAAAGAAGGTAAATTAACTAAATTTTTAAAAAATAATAAGGAAATGTTTAAATTATTATCTGAAATATAAACAATGACAGAACAAGAAACAATCAATAGAATGATGATGCAAGTGCTTGAAGAAGATTGCTACATTAACCCTGAAAAAGAAATAGAATATCCAATACCTGCTTTGTCTTTTGGTGAAAAAGAATACGAAACAAAAGATGGTTATAAAACATATCCAATTCCTATTGGAACTTATGGCAACTTTAGTTTTATTCAAGCACCACCTAAATCAAAAAAAACGTTCTTTATATCGCTTTTAAGCGCAGTTTATATGAAAAATGAGTTACAGGGCTTTGGTGGTAAATTAAGAGGTAACAGACAAGATAAACACGTTATACATTTTGACACCGAGCAAGGAAATTTTCACGCTTCAATGGTTTTTAAAAGACCATTACAAATGACAGGTTTAAAAGATGATAAATACCATACTTACGCATTAAGACAATTAGGATTTAAAGAACGAGTTTTATTTATTGAATACATACTTTACGATAAATTAGAAGGTCAAGATATTGGTTTGGTTATTATTGATGGTATTGCAGATTTATGTTCCGATGTTAATAGCATAGAACAAGCAAGTGAAGTAGCACAACATTTAATGCGTTGGTCAAAAGAATTAAATTGTCATATAGTTACTGTTATTCACTCAAACTTCGGAACTGATAAACCAACAGGACATTTAGGATCGTTCTTGGAAAAGAAAGCAGAAACACAAATACAATTAGAACTAAACACAGTAAATAAAGAACTTGTTAAAGTAAGCTGCAAAAGAAGTAGAAACGCAAGTTTTGAAGATTTTAATTTTAAAGTTAACAATTTTGGTTTACCGCAAGTTGAAGGTGATTTATACGATATATTAAAAGACATAAAAATATGAAAATATTAAATTTATATGCTTGTTTAGGTGGTAACCGATACAAGTGGGATGAAGTAGCAAAAGAAGCTAACATTGAAATTGAAGTAACTGCAGTTGAATTAGATGAAGAAGCAGCAAGATTATATCAGGAACGCTTCCCAAATGATAAAGTAATAGTTGCAGATGCACACCAATACTTGTTAGATAACTTTAAAAACTTTGATTTTGTTTGGAGTTCTCCACCCTGTCCAAGTCATAGTAAAGTAAGAATAACACAAAAGACAAGACAAAATTTTAAGTTCTTATATCCTGATTTAAAATTATATGAAGAAATTATTTTTTTAGACAATTTTTTTAAAGGTAAATATGTAGTAGAAAATGTAACTCCATATTATGAACCTTTAGTTGCTGCTCAAAAAAGAGGTCGGCATTTATATTGGGCAAACTTTACTTTACCAAATGATATTAATGAAAGAAAATTAAAAGGAATTTTATGCTCAATGGAAAATGAAGTAGATACACTTTGCGAATTTCACGATTACGATTTTAGAAAATATAAAGGCAAACAGTCAGTTCAAAAAATGGCTCGTAATTTAGTAGACTATGAAGCAGGAAGAACTATTTTTGAAATAGCTTTAGGAATAGTAAGTAAAAAAGAAAGCAATCAAATTGAATTATTTTAAAATGTTAATAACTTATTAATAAATTTGAACAATGGAAAACTTGACAATTAAAAATCATTTACAGGAATTAAAAGTAAGCACATCAAGAATGTTGGTTTACAATTCTGATAACCCTGAATTATTATCTTACTTTAAAGATGTTACTTTTAAGTTAGATATGATAGAACAATTATTGCAGGTTGATTCTATTATTGATTGGAATGCTATCGAAGGTGCTTACAAATCAATTCTAAATTTAGATAGTGAATTAACAAACGTTGAAATAAATATTGCTTTAAAACCGGCAAAAGAAAAAAAGGTTGGAAAAATAACTGCTAAACTATATTAGTTATGAAAGTAACAGATAAAATAACAATAACAAACGAAGATAATATGTTATTGATGGCAAGATACCCTGATAATTATTTTGATTTAGCAATAGTTGACCCACCTTATGGAATTGCAAGATTTGGTAATAGGGTAGAGTTATCAAATAGATTATGTAAATCAGCTAAATTAAATGAATGGGATATTAAACCAACTGAAGAATATTTTAATGAATTATTTAGAATATCAAAATTTCAGATTATTTGGGGTGCTAATAACTTTATTTTACCAACTACAGAATATTTTTTAATTTGGAATAAAAAACAAACTGTTGAAAATTTTGCATCAGCAGAGTATGCTTGGACTAATGTAAAAAAACCTGCTCAAATATTTGATTACTCAATACATAAAACAATGGCAGACAGAAAAGAAGAAGGTGGTAAAATACACCCAACACAAAAACCTGTAGCACTTTATAAATGGTTACTTGATAAATACACAAAGCAAGGCGACAAAATACTTGATACACATTTAGGTTCAGGAAGTATTGCAATAGCTTGTCACGATTACGGATTTGAACTTACCGCTTGTGAATTAGATAAAGAGTATTACGATAAAGCAATAGAGCGTATTAGTAATCACGTAGCACAACAAAAACTATTTTAAATATGATTTACATTTTATTAGCATTAATAGGTATTCTTTTAATTTGGGCAGACCAAACAGGAAAAGAAATTCAAATAGCATCAATACAAGGTTTTATGGTAGGTGTTCTTTATGATTGTGACGAACAAGACGAAGAAAAATATTATACTATTCAAATCCTGTTAGGTGTTTTGTCAATTAACATATATTGGTAAATGGAAATATTAGAACGAGTTGCAAAGTATCACAAAGATTGGGTAGAACTTGCTGAAGTGTTTGACAAAGATTTTGCAGAAGATATAGTACAAGAAATGTATCTGCTGCTGCATAAATACAAAGTTACCGAGCAACAAATGTTTACTAATGATAAACCAAATCGTGGTTATGTTTTTATAATAATTAGAAACATACATTTTCAACTTCATAATATTAGAAAGCGTATTGATAAATGCGAATTAAACGAAGAAATATATAATCTAATAGACGATTACAACGAAGAACAAGAGTTAGAATGGGATAACTTTAGAATAAAAGCTGAAGATGAGGTTAATAGTTGGGAATGGTACGATAAAAAACTATTTACTTTATACCGAGATAATAAAACATCAATACGCAAATTAGCGAAAGAAACAGGAATATCATTTGTAAGTATATTTCACACATTAAAAGCTAACAAGCAAAAACTTAAAAGATTATTACAAGACGATTACGATAACTTAAAACTTTAAAAAAATGGCAAGACAAAGAAAATCAAAAGGACTTGGTGATACAATAGAAAAAATCACTGAAGCAACAGGAATTAAAACAGTAGTTGATGCAATTTCGGAAGCTACAGGAATAGACTGCGGTTGTGGCGAACGTAAAGACTTATTAAACAAATTGTTTCCTTACAAACAAGCTGAATGTTTAACCGATGAAGATAACGAATGGTTAACTAATTTCTTTTCAATAACTAATAATCAGTTAACACCGAAGCAACAAAACAAAGTTACTGAAATTTACAAGAATGTATTTAATGAAAAAATACAACCTTCAAATTGTGGTTCTTGTTGGAGAGATAAAATAAACGATCTTAAAAGAGTTTACGACACGCAAAATGCAAGTAAATAAACAGAATAGATTTGAAGTAACATTTGATAAAGCAAAATTCAGCTTATTAAACAAAGACAGAAAGATTTCGTGGTTGTTTAGGAGTTCTGAAGTTGGAAAATGTGCAAAGATATTCGATGACTATTATAATTCCGAACAAGTATTAACTCCAAAAGGTTGGTTCTTGTTTTATAAATCAGTAATGGGTGTTGACATACTAAAAGAAGTTTCTAATAAAATAATGGAAATAACAAAATTAGATGAAGACACCTGTTTTCAATATACAAAGTTTAGAGTACTTGGTCAAACTTGGAATGGTATGTTAAACGAAATAGATTTAATCAATGAACTAAAACAAGAATTTCCAAACATTGAATTTAGAAAAGCTGATTATAATTTAGATGAAAACTATTTTACTGATTGGGAAGCGTATAGTAATGGAAAGTTATTTTTAGGTTTACAAATTAAACCAATAACGTATCAGTATATGAATACTCAATATCAGAATCAAGCCAAGTTAAATCACGAAGCACAAAGACAAAAGTATAAAGATGAATTTAAAGTCCCGCATTTTTTAATATACTACGAAAACAATAAATTGCAAGACAAACAAAAAGTAATAGATAGAATAAACACATTATTAATAAATTTAATAGAAGTTAGATGAGCGCAATAGAAAACCCAATACAATTAGAATATTTAAAGCAAGTGATACTTTCACAACTGCTTTTAGAATGCAACGAAAATTTACGATTTACAATACAATATAAGCAACAAATTAAGAATAGAATAAATAACCTAAACAAAGACTTGGAAAGTGTCGTACATAAAGAATACACAAGTATTTATAAAACCGACCCTGAAATGACTACAAACATTTTAAGCAAGATTGAAAGTTTGGTTACTAAATTAAGTACTTCAACACTTGACGAATTAATTATGATTGATGCGATTATTGAAAAGTACAACGATAACAAAGAATGGTTTAAAGAATACGCTGAAGCTGAATTTTTAAAAATAGACTAATGAGCAAGATAACACCAATGCATTATATGACAGAATCAAGAGTTGACGTCATAGACTTTTGTAAAATGTACGATATGAATTTTAATCGTGGAAATATAGTTAAGTATTTAGCACGAGCCGGTAAAAAAGATAACGAACTTGATGACTTACGAAAGGCATTAAACTACTTGATGCGGGAAATAGAACATCACGAAAAGTTACAAGAACAATGGATTGAAAATAATAAGTAGGCTAACACCTACTTTTTTTTTGTTAAACTTTTATTAAAGTTTTGTTAAAATGTTAATAAGTAAAAAATAAGTTATATATTTGTTGAAACAATTAAAAACAAGTATATGGAAACATTTAAGTATCGTAATCAAGAAATTCAAGTTGATTATCACACAGTAGAAGTAAAAGGCGACCAAATGCCTGATGTTATTATTGGTTCAGTATTTTATCAAGGTACTGATATAACAATGATACTATCACAAAAAGACGAACAAGAAATATTAGAAACAATTTACGATAAACTAAACAACTAATGAAAACAGAAATTATAAACGATTTAGATATCTTAATTCAATTAAGCAAAGATTTAGATAACGCATATATGAAAAACAAATTGCGTAATATTAAAAAGCTATTATTAGAAGAATGGAACGAAACTGATTTGTATTACGAACAAATAAAAGAAGTTTTAAGGCACGATGAAACAATGAACAATTTAAACAACATAAAAATAAGATAATATGATAACAACATTTGATAACAAGCAATGGACTAAAGAAGAAATCCTTTCTAATATGTACGATGATAGTTTTTATTATGGTTACTTGGGACAAAACGCATTAAGTAGTTCAAGTATTAAAACATTAATATCTTCACCTAAAACGTATTACTTTACAACCAAATACGGAAGTGGTGAAACACAAGCGTTGCGTGATGGTAGACTATTTCACACAATGATATTAGAACCTGAAAAGTTAGACGATATTATATTTGTAGACGCTGCAACAAAAGCAAGTAAAGAATACAAACTTGCAAAAGAAACAGGAAAAGAAGTTTACACTAAAAACGAAAAGAAAGCAGCAGAACGTTTATGCGATGCGTTATTGAGAAACGAAGCAGTAAAAGAATACTTAACAAAAGCAGAATACGAAGTACCACAAATAGCAATGATTGATGGAATACCAATAAGAGCAAAAGCAGATATATTAAAAGGCAATACTATTATTGATTTAAAAACCACAACAGGTATTAAAGACTTTAGATATTCAGCAGATAAATACAGTTACGATTTACAAGCGTGGCTATATCGTGAAATGTTTGGAGTAGAAGATTTTGTATTTATAGCTATCGACAAAGGTAGTTTAGATATTGCTATCTTTGAATGTAGTGATGAGTTCTACGCAAAAGGTAAAGAAAAGTTTGAGCAAGGAGTTAGTAATTATAAACACTTTTTTCAAACAGAAGGAGTAGATTTAGACCAATATGTATTAAGAGGAGTATTATAATGTAATTTAAAATGGAATTAACAAAAGATGAAGCGTTTGCTATGACGCTATACGATATAAGTCAAGGCGAAACATTAGAAACAATGCGAATGGTTTTAACAGACTACGAAGAACGTGAAGAGTTTGAAGTTTGTGCAGGTATACATTTAGCAATAGAGGTATCTTCGTTTCTTACATTAACCGCAGTAGTACAAGAATTTAACCCAATAGAATTAGAATTAACATTTGACGAATTATGATAATAGAAAAAATAAAACAAGAATCAGGAATTGATGTAACAATAAAAAGCAGGAAACGAGAACAAGTAGAAATGAAAGCATTAGCATCATTCTTATTTAGACAAAAAGGATATTCTTTAATACAAATAGGAAAAGAATTAAACTTAAATCACGCTACAATAATACACCATTTAAAAATATACCCAAGTATAAAATACTACAATCCACGAGTACAAGAAATAGAAAATAGTGTAATAGGAATAAAACCCGATTTAGTAGTTGAATCATTACAAAAAACATTAGAGTTAAAAGACCAAGAAATTAACAATCTAAAAGAAACTATAAAACAAATACAAACAAACAAAGATATAAACCGATTACTTCCTTTATTAGAACACGAAGATATAAAAGAAAAGTTTGAAGCGTTTTTAACTATTAACGAAAAAGCAAAATACTATAAAAAATATGAGTAAATATATTTTAATTTGGATAGCTTACGAATTAGTAAGAGCAGTGATAATAAAACTATGGTATAACAAAATGAATAAAGAATGAGTAATCTACAAAGAATATTAAGAGTAATGAGCTTCTATTATAAAAGAGGTTGCAATAAAGAATCAGTAAACACTATTTATAAAAAAATACTAAAACAAAAATACAATGCCTGATATAACAATGTGCAACGGAAAGAATTGTGATTTAGCTTCAACCTGTTATAGATATAAAGCTGAACCAAGTGGATATTATCAAAGCTACTTTACTGAAGCGCCTATTGAAGATGACCAATGTGATTACTATTGGGAAGTAGAAGATTAACAATAAGTAAAACCTATTATTTTTAAATTGAGTATAATTAATATTAATTGCTTTTATAATTATGGAAGATAGAAGAAAAAATAATGGTGGTCATAAATCTGCAGGACGTAAACCTAAAGTAGAAGAACAAAAAGTAAATACATTATTTGTAAATGCTTTGAAACAATTATATAATACAGAAGTAGACGACGAAGCTAAAATTACTTTTGTTAAAGATACTTTGTTAAGTTCGCAACGTGGACAGTTATTTGTAGCCGAGCATATATTTGGCAAACCAAAAGAAACAATCGAAACAACGCATAACATTAACGACTTCGATATAAAAGATATATTCAAAATTGATAAGTCTAAATAACAAATATAATTTATTAGGTTCCGATAGTAGATACTTTGTAATTACAGGTGGAAGGGGAAGCGGTAAATCCTATTCCCTTAACTCCTTTTTATTATTGCTTACTTACGAAGTAGGACACGTTATATTGTTTACACGTTATACTTTAACTTCTGCAAACGTTTCTATTATTCCTGAATTTATAGACAAGATAGAATCAGCTGATTTAAGCAATGATTTTTATATTACTAAAGACGAAATAATTAATTTAAAAACAGGTTCTAAAATACTCTTTAAAGGTATTAAGACAAGCAGCGGAACTCAAACTGCAAACTTGAAATCATTAGCCGGTGTTACAACTTGGGTATTAGATGAAGCAGAAGAACTAACAGATGAAGAAACATTTGAAAAGATAGACTTTAGTATAAGAACAAAAGGAATACAAAACAGAGTTATATTAGTTTTGAATCCTGCAACAAAAGAACACTTTATATATAAGAAATTCTTTGAAGATAAAGGAATCCAATCAGGCAGCAATTTAATAAACGGAGATACTACATATATCCATACAACGTATTTAGATAATATAGAAAACCTTTCTGAATCTTTTATTAACCAAATAGAAAACATTAAGAATAGAAGACCCGAAAAGTATAAGCATCAAATATTAGGTGGTTGGTTGGATAAAGCAGAAGGAGTTATATTTACAAATTGGGTAATAGGTGAATACAAACAAATAGGTAAATCTGTTTTTGGACAAGATTATGGATTTGCTGCGGATGCGTCAACTTTAGTTGAGTGCAATATAGATACAGCAAACAAAAGAATATACATAAATGAAAGATTTTATTTACACGGACTAACTACTTCACAAATATATCATTTAAATAGACAACACGCTAACGATGCTTTAATAGTTGCTGATAGTGCAGAGCCAAGATTAATAAGTGAGTTAGCTACATTAGGTTTAAATATAGTTCCTGCCATTAAAGGACAAGGCAGCGTTACATACGGAATCAGTTTACTACAAGACTACGATTTAATAGTATCACCTGAATCAATTAATTTAATTAAAGAATTGAATAACTATTGTTGGTTGGAAAAAAAGTCAAAAACACCACAAGATGCGCACAACCATATTATTGACCCATTGCGTTATGCAGTAAGCTACCAATTAGAAAACCCACACAAAGGAAACTATTATATCTACTAAATGACATACGGAGAAATCATAGCAACTATTGAATGTTACATTTATTTGGTAACGAATAACAATGTACAAATAGCTATGCCTCGTAATGTAGGTGAAATAAAGAAGATGAAAGCTATGTATGAAGTAGCTAAACAGAATGTTGCTTATATGGTAATGTGTTAATTTTATGTTAAAGTTTGTGAAAAGTTTTGTATGTTTAAAACTTTGTGTAATTTTACCTCATCAAACAATAACAAATAGAAATTATGAGAACAGTATCAGGAGTTTTATCAGCATCAATAGCAATGGCAAGTAACGATTATTTAGTTCAAATAGCTTTTGCATTATTAACCTTTTATTTAATTTACCGTGAACTTAAAAGCGATAAAGAATTGTCTGAATAACGGAATAACTATTTATCCAATAGTGATAGACGATGTTTATTTTGTAGGCAAACGAAAAATCAATTACGTTAAAATAGAAATAAACGTAAATGGTGCAAAGAAATTAGGAAACGATAAATACAAACAAGACGAAACTTTAACGAATAAAGTATTTGAATTGTATGAAGTATTAAATTTAAAATTAGTTTAGAGTTAGTTTAAAGTTGGTTAAAAATTGGTAGTCAGAAATGGCTACCTTTTTTGTTTTATACAATTCCTACTTTAATTAATTTTTAAAATAAAATATGAAAGTAGATATTAATGTACCTGAATCATTAAACGAAATTACTTTATATCAATACCAAAAGTTTGAGAAGTTAATACAAAACAATGAAGCAAGTCATTTTGTAAATCAAAAGACTATTGAAATATTTTGTGATATTGAACTTAAGGATGTAGCAAGAATAAAAGTAGCTGATACTGATTCTTTGCTTGTGCATTTAAATACATTACTACAAACAAAACCTAAACTAACAAGAACATTTAAACTTGGTATTTACGAGTTTGGTTTTATTCCTAAAATAGAAGATATTACTTCAGGTGAATTTATAGATTTAGAAACATACCTTGGTGATACTGAAACTCTGCATAAAGCTATGGCAGTTCTTTTTAGACCAATTAAAAATAAAGTTAAGGATTTATATATCATAGAAGATTACGAAGCCGCAGACAAGTACTCAGAGGTTTTAAAATATATGCCTTTAGATATTGCACTTGGTTCTATGCTTTTTTTTTGGACTTTGCTCAACGATTGCGGGATCGCTTTGAGTCATTATATACAGAACGAAGTGGAACAGTCGGAAGCAGCGAAGCAAGTTTTGGAAAAAAATGGGGTTGGTATCAATCAATTTACGCAGCAGCTCAGGGGGATATTCTCCGATTCAATTCAGTTACCAAACTACCCATCACAACTTTAATGACTTGGTTAATGTTTGAAAAGGAAAAAACAGAAATAGAAATTAAAAACATAAGAAAAAATGGTGTATAGAATTATTAGAGAAATCAAAGAAGCGTTATTAGAAGAACCTTTTGTAAACACAGTTACCGAAGGTGATATATTCGCAGTTGATTTAAACAAACAAACAATGTTTCCTTTGAGTCACATTATTATTAATCAAGCAACGCATCAAGGCAATGTGTTATCGTTTAATATTACAATGTTGTTAATGGATGTTATCGATCAAAAAGAAGAAGTAGATAATAAGGTAGATATTTGGAATACTCAAATGTTAGTAGGCACACGAGTTTTAAATAGATTGAATCGTGGTGATTTGCGTAGTGACTTTTGGGAGTTAACAGGCAATCCTACATTTGAACCTTTTACCGAACGATTTGAAAACGATTTAGCGGGTTGGGCAGTTACGTTTGATGTATTAGTTAGAAATGATATTACTATTTGCTAAATGCAAAATAAAGAACAAACAAGAAAGTATCTAAACGACTTTGCTAAATATGTAATTCAGCAGAGTAGAAGTAATTTATCTAAAAGCGGAAAAATTTACGAAAAGAAATTATATAATTCGCTTGATGCTGAAGTAGAAGTAAGCGCTAATAGTTTTAGAATGATTTTCTTGATGGAAGATTACGGTGCGTTTGTTGACAAAGGTGTTAGAGGTAAAGACCCAAGTAAGGTATCTCCTAATGCAAAGATAAAAGGGCAACAGGCGCCACAATCAGAATATAGGTTTGGTAGTGGTAACTTCAGCGGTAAATGGGGTGACTTTACAAACAAATTAGAAAAGTGGGTTAAGTCAAAGAATTTAAGATTAAGAGATTCAAAAGGTAGATTTAGTCAAGGAAATGTTAAAACTATTGCTCAAATAGTAGCACGTAATATTTATGCTCGTGGTATTAAACCAAGTTTATTTTTTACAAAACCATTTGAAAAAGCATTTGAACGTTTGCCTGATGAATTAGTTGAAGCCTATGGTTTAGATGTAGAACAATTTTTAAAATATACAATTACAAAATAATGAAGAAAATATTTATCAGAAGCCCTTACT